ATTTGGTGCTTGTGGTTGTGAAGGAGTTTCAGCCACGGGCTGTTCAGCGTTGGTCACGGACTCAGGCTGAATTACTTTTTCTTCGATTGCCATAAATTAATTTTCAGTAGGTGTTTTAGTTACAACTTTTGCTTTGGTTACTTTCTTTGCAGGTTTTTTAGCCTTGTTTTTAGATGATTCAGATTCGTGTTCAACTAGCTCCCACTTATAAGATCCATCAGACTGAAGAACTTTATCAATAGATTTAGCCATAGAAAAATATGTACTTAGCTATCAGTTTATCAAATTATTCAGATTTAGCCTCATTAGCTGTTGGTAATACTTCACCCTGCACTAAAATATCTCGAAACTCTTCTCTATCTATGACTTGTTGGTCAAACAAGGATGTTAATGCTGTTATATCCTGACCTATTAATCTTTCAATGTCAAAGTCTCTGCTTATTTTTACTTCTGGTGGTTCAATACCAACATATTGTGCAGATAAATTAAATGCTTTCTGTAATTTCTGTTCTAACTCCATAGATACCATAGCAAGCATTGAATTAGTATCAACACGATCTAATCTTCGAGCGTCAGCTGATTCCGCTACAAATTTTTGTTGACTTAATGTACTAATACCTAGTGTTGCCATTTGCATTTGTAGTTCCTTAATCTCAGCAGATTGAGCATCAAAAGCACTACTCGCTGGTTCTACATAATAAACTTTATTTCCAGGCTGAGTTGCCATTGCATAATTAACAGAAATAGCTAAATCTTTAGTCTGGTCATCATATCCTTCCATTACCAACATTGGTTGAGACGCAACGTGCAAACTATGAATTAAATCTGCCTGTCTTTGAAAATGTGCAATATTCAAATATGCAATATCTAATAAAGGTGGTTTACTTACTAAATTATCTGTTTTGCCAGAATAAATAGTAACTAATGGTATTTCACCAAGAGAAAAGCTACCAGATTCTACCTGTGCATAATCTTTCTGTGTTGTAGCGACTTCAAATTCACCAACAGAACTATTATCAGAAACGTCATACATTTCTTCAATCTGTTCTTTTTTACGAAAAACTCTATATCTTCCAGGTTCTATTACTCTTATCTGATCGAAAACTTTTTCACCAAACTGACCACTTGGTAATACTGCCTTTTCAGCGATTCTTGCCTGTACTAAATTACCATAGTTTGTTTCTCTATCTAATCTCCAACCATAAAGATTGGTAGGATCTACTTCTATCCAATATGGTCTGCGATCCTGTGCTCTCTCTTCAGCTAAACTTCTTGCTCCAGAAGGTGCTGGATAATCAACAAGGATATGACTCTGACCATAAGTTAAAGAACACATAAGTATTCTTCTTGCATATTCATCTAAATCTGATTTACAACCATCAACATCCATCTTGAACATTTCTGTCCAATAAGGATCTCCTGTTAATGTTATAGGTTTACGAAGAACTAAACCTGTGGCTGCTCTTATTAATCTTTGTGTGAAAGGACTGAATACTGCTCTATTTACTCTTGCAAGGTAAGCGTCAAAATCTTCTCTTGGCTCTAAAGGTAAAAATGCCTCACTATTTTGTCTGAGATAATCAGTGCCTTCAGTAACAGCCTTCATTATTTCCCATCCTTTCATCATGTCCAGAACTGCTCTAGTTCTAGTAAAAGGACTATCTTCACCTCCTGCTGAAGTAGAAGAAATTATATTGGTTCTGATTGGACCAGGAACAGCATAAGTCATGTCAACACCTCCATCTCTTTAATGCTAACGCTTTTCTAGTGGGTCTTCCTTTTTTATCTTTAAGAGGTCCAGGCATCCCAGACATTCTGGCACAAAAACTTTTTCTTCTCGCTGCTCTTTTTCCTGTAGGATTCTTTTCTGTTACTGGAGCTTGTAAATTACTTCCTGTAGCTCTGTTATATTTTGCTCGTCCTTTAGCAGTCAGCCCTCCTTTCTTGGACTTTTCACCTCTTCCAACAGATAAACTGACTCCTTTTCTTCTTGGCATTACTTTCCTTTTTTCTTCATTGCTATTTTATGTGCTTCTGTAAATGTTTTTCCATTTAACATTTCTCTTTTCATTACTGCCATGTGCTGTGCAGTATGAGTACCTTTCTTCTTATGGTTTGCTAAAGCAGTCTTTTGCCTAGCTGTAAGTTCTTTTTTCTTCATTTCTTTTTCCTCTTTTTCTTTTTGGCATTAAGTTTTTTAAGATCAGCAGCAGTAATCTTATCTCGTGGAGGTGCAACAGCAGCTAATTTGCGTTGTTTAGGTGAATAAGATCCTTTTGGCATTAAACAGCAGAAGTAATAGGTCCATTAACTTGGAAACTTACTGAAACTGTACTTATATCACCAACAGTTGAACTAAATGATGTTCCTGTGATAATTCCGTTAAAACTTAACTTTTTAGTGCCTGATGTATCAACAAATAAATTAAATGAAGCATCACCAGCATCTTCTGTCGTTAAAACATCATTTATGATCTCAGCAGTATTATCACCCGAAGTAGCTGTATAAAGAAGATCAACAGTACCAGTGCCAGATATAAGACTTCCTACATATTTTCTTGAAGTATCACCATGAGCCGTACATTCTAATGTATCTTTTGTTGTATCTAATGTCCAAGCTGTTGTAGAAGCTACTGCTCCCACTGATCCAGTTCCGTTATCAAATGAAACAGAGCCTTCTTCTCCACGAAAAAATGCCATGATTTAAAGAAAATTTAACTTATACGATTATATTACCGTGAAATAGGGTTTTTTACAGTTATTTTTTCTTTTTGCGTCTATGTTGATAAGTTATTTTCTTACTTCCTGTTTTTTCACGCTTAAATCTTGCTTTTTCGCTTGCTGACATCTCTCCTACAGTCTTAGGTGTCTTACTTGATACACGTTTACTAGGACGACAGGCAGGATAACCTCTTTTTTCACCTTTAGAACGACCACAAGGCTTACCAGTTTTAACATCAACCCAGTTTTCTTCAAACCAACGTGTCAAACCACCTTTGGCTTTTGTATTAGGCTTACTTTTTCTTCTTTGTGGCACTTTTCTTTCTCTCAACTCTATAAGTTCCACCACGCTTTTTATATTCTCGGACTAACCAAGCATTAGCGTAAGCAGAAGGATAAACAGCAAACTTTCGTTTGGCTTCAGCTTTTACTCTAGCGTAAAGTGCTTTATTAACAGGTACATTCACTTCTCTTCTTGCCTCCCTTCTTCTTCTTTTTCTTTTTCTTTGTTGTTGACATTCCGTAATGGTAAGGCATAAGCAAAAAGTCTCTTAATATATTCTAAACGAAGTTTGGCCTAGTGTCTCTGGCTTCGCAAGGTTAAATTGTTGCAAACAAAGATAACCAAAAGCATCAAATGCATGATCCACTCCCAGATTCTTATTAGGTAAACCAGTATTAGGTGCATACGTTAAAGTCCTAAGTGCTTTTATTAATTCTTTACAACGAGGATGTATTAACGTCCTTCTATCGCCATTAGCGTCAAACAGGGCAGTATTGACAGCAGTAATCTTATCTCTGATCTTCCAGGGGCTTCTCGGACTCATAACAGTAAATCCACTACGTCTAAGTATCGTATGATCCGTTACACCAACTCCACTCGTCTTTCTTGCACTTCCAGTGGGGTCAGGACAAGCAATAATTCTACGATCAACCCCATATCTTCTCGTAACTTCCTCAGCAAAATCCCATGTAGTAGCACCTCCTGTCAGCATGATTTCATCAAAAACATAAAGCGTATCATTATGCTTCACAGCACAGATTCCTGCCATAGGGTCAACGTTAAAATCCAAGCCAATTAACAAAGGAAGCATATGTAAATCTGCCACCTCCTTATCAATATTCTCATCAGCAAAGCTAACAGCAACCAATCCAGTTAAGTTCTCAAAACTAGCTTCAAATTCCTGTCTGAATGTCCTCGCATCTAATTGACTTCTAGCAGCCTCAACCTCTTCTTCCTTTACATTACCCCCCTCTATCGTAGTAAAACTCCATCTCTGCCAATCATCCCATTCCTGTTCACCACAAAAGCACCACATATCATAAAACCAACTCGCAGTTCCATCAGGAGTAGATATGAAAAGTGCCCATCCCTGTTTATCAGCCAATGCAGGTCTAATAACCTCCGCCCATACATCTCTATCCATAAATGCTGCTTCATCCAATACAACACCAGCTAAACTTCTACCTCTTAATGCCATTGCATTTTCAGTTCCCTTCAATTCAATACTCGACCCATTAATCAAATCAAGTCGCAAATCTGTCTCATTTTTTGCCTTTACCCACACTTTCGGTACTAATCTCTTCAATTCCTTCCATGCAATATCCTTTGCCATCCTATAAGTCGGAGCACAATAGAAATAAACCTCATTCGGCCTGTTAATCGCCCCTCTCAACAGTTCAATACAAGATAAATAACTCTTTCCAAACCTTCTTCCAGCTACCAATACTCTAAACCTTTTCTTACTATTAAATACCTCACCCTGTGCGTATCTCAAACTTATTTCATTCTTTTTTTCACCACTAACAACCATTAATTTAACAAAAAATACAACTCATACCCCCTATTTATAGCCTATTTACATACTTTTAAGTTATCATTCACTTAAATACACTCAAAAACATCGTGGTTTCATCTACATTTCCTGCCGATCAACCATTAGAAGAATCTAAACCTAAAAGAAATATTAATTTTCGTGCTCGTACCTCCTGTCAAAACGTACAATTACGCTCTCAACGCCTATATTCCCGTCAGCTAGAAGGTAAAACAACTCGTGCACTAGTACTAGAACATTCAAAAATTGAAGGCATATCAGAAGTAACAGCCTGGCAAGATTGGAAAAAAGTTAAACAATGGAATAAAGAAGATTGGGAAAAAGATAGAGAAACTCTCCTACCTCGCCTTCAAGCAATGCGTATTCGCTTATTCAACAAAGCAGTCAAAAAAGGTCAACTTCAAACAGCAGCACAAATATTAGACTCCCTTGGTAAAGTAATTGGTGAATCCGTAGAAACTGTAAATATACAAGCTCCAGAATTGTCCATAAAAGTTGAACCAAAAAATTAACTGAAATATATTTAAGTTTCCCGTGTGTGTATGTCGCGGTCAAAATTTTGCAACTAGTCCCCTAGCTACAAAAAATTAGATTTGATAAAATTTTAGATTAGCTCTCTATAGCTCGCATACGTACGTGTAAGACACTTTATTGTGATTTGGATAGTAGAAGATATCACTAGCTCGCAAGTGTCTCAAATAGCCTTGTAGCCTTAACTCTCTAACTTGATAATCTTGTATCTCGAAAACATCATCAACTTCAGTATCTAATGTTTCAATACTCATAGCTCTACAATCGTCGCTGAAATCTTTATTAATAAACATTTTATGCTACCTCTTCACGAATAGGACGTAATGTAGTAGCGTCTACACTTCTGACAGAGTAGGCGTAACTTCCATACTCTAAACTTTTCTTTGTTGCTTTGTTTCTAGCTCTTTTAATAGTTGAATAATAACCTACTGTATGTTGTGGTTGGTTAGATATCCCACCATTAAAATAAACCTCAAACTTCGTAGTTGTTGCAGTAGTCATTGTAAGATTTGTTTTAACTATATTCAATATAGCATATTTATATTACTATTGTGCTATATTCACAATTCTTAATAATGATATAAAATATTGTTTATACGTTGTACAATAATAATTAAGCATAGCTATCTCTAATTTATTTACTACCTAATACTACTTTCAATATCGAGCATACTTTATTCTCAAATTATAGAAACAGTATTCAGTAATTTATATTTCAAGAGTATAGTTAAGCTTTAAAAAAGAAAATTATTTCAAATCTTACATCATGAGAAACTTATTTTTATTTCTTTCTATTGGTTCAATAGGGTTAATTAGTTCTATGGGATCAGGTCTAAATAGATCTACTTTGAATCAATGTATTAACAATAATGATAATAGGGCATGTGAATATTTATTGACAAAGGGTAGTAAATTTCAACAAGTCCAGGCTAGGAAAGTTTTATTAATTCGAGGTCTTTAATTATGACATTTACACCAATAACAAAAAGAGAAGAGATCCTTTATAGAGAATTAATGGAAGCACAATTAGAGATAACAAAGAAAAATATAGAAATAGCTAATTTAAAAAGAGAATTAAAAGAGAATAAGAAAGAGGATAATTTTTTAAAAGATATGCATAAAATGAATAAAAAATTAATTTATGAGTCAATAAGCCACCCATTAAAAGATTAATTCTTTAAGCCTAGTATTTTTATTAGGTTTAAAAAATTGATCTATTTATTAGATTGATTTATTAAAAATCTTACAAATTTATTGTTATGACAATTAAAAAAGAGACATTTTTTGAAAGTATAGATAGATATGCTTTTGATTTTGATATGTGTAAACCTTCAAAAGGATTTGCACAATTAGATACGTCAGATGATGCCTGGTATTATGGAAACTGGGTTAATTTTAGAGATTATAAAATTGTAAGTTATTGTGAAGGAGATATTACTATTGAAACATGCGAGAATGTAGAAGAATTTAAAGAGTTATTGAAAAAAACTGTAGATTTCTATAAGTTTAAATCTGAAAGTTTTAAAGGTATAGATTTATTATGTGATGAGAGAATAAAAGAAGATTTTAATAAATTGGGATTAGATAAAAATTATTATCTTTATAAATCATATTGTGAGGTTAAATAAAATGAATATAAGTAAAATTATTTTTTACCAAGATAATAAAACTTTTGAAATAAATAAAAGTTTTTATTATAAATATGAAACCAAGTATTTTGGTAAAATTTTAATAAGCCAAAAGAGGTTTAAAAGGTTTTATAGTAACTGGACTTTAAAGGTTAAAGAAGGTTTAAAGCCTGATTATATGAATAATAAAACTGTATATGATTTATTAACAAGGAATACCAATAATTATAGTTATAAATGTTTTAATCATAAGAATGAATTAATTGAGAAAGATTTTAATTTTTATAAGTTTATAACAGTTAAGAATATGAAATATCAAGGAATAAAAGATTTTAGCTTAGTGGATCAACTAGCTAATGAATTAAGTATTGAGCTATTAATCAAATGAAACATTTTAAAACTATTGAAGAATACCCTGAAGATTTTAAATATATAAATGAATTTTATTTATTAATTAAAGGGTTTACTAAATTGGATTATGAAAACAGGCATAATCCTTTTTATTTTTATTTAGATTTTATAGGTTATACAAAGAATAGAACTGAAGGGATAGCCTACGATTTACTACCTTATAGGGCAATAGAATGTTTTGGTCATGTTGAAAGATGTTCTTTTATGATGGCGTTAAAAGTGTTTGAAAATTATTCTTATGAGGATGTATATGATTATATAGATTTATTGAATTTTAATTTTAATAAAGGGTTACCAGTATTTGTAGATAAGTTTTAATTATTTTACTTGACATAAACAATTATATGATATAATTCTAATAGTTTATACTTCAAATCTTAACCATGAAAGAATCAAAGCCTATTAAAGGCCAAAAATCAAAACTAACAAATGAATCTAATAAAGAAGAAATTTATTCTAAGATTTTAGATTCAATATTAAATTTACTTGTATGGAATAATGAATTACCAGAATATATAGGTAATTTAGAAATAAGACTAAATAAGAAAGAAATAAAAAGATTTCAAAAAAGATATAAAAATATTATTTGGTATATACAAAATAAAAAACTATGGAGTGAATTATGAATTGGACATTAAAAGCTAATCAAAAGTACTGGAATAAAGCATATCAGGAATATATGAAAGAAAGTACTTTAAGTGCTAAACAAGTGAGTGATTTTATTAAAGTGAATCCATTTGTAGCACTGACAATAGAAAATAAAGCTATTGAATATTTGAGAGGTAATAATTAATTATGAAATATAAAGTAACCTACGCTATAGATTCACTTGATACTAACCCAGTTATCAAGATATTTGAATCTGAATATGAAGCATTAGAGTTTATGAATGATGAGATTCAAAGAAGAATTTCATATACGGTTGAACATAGTCCATTTTCTATTAGTGAAAAGGAATATCAAGAGATAGAGGAAAATGAACATACGTTAGTCAGGATAGAAAAATTATGAATAAATTAGAATCAACAATACCTTTTGATGGTTTTTATAACTCATATATTAGTTCAGATATAGAACATCAGATAGGTCAACAAATAGAATGGGATACTGATATATATGACTTAAATGAAGATGAGCAACAAATTTTATGGGATAACTATTTAAGTGTTAATAGATCATCTTTTTATAATGAAATAGCCGAACATTATACAGATTTATATATAGATGCACTTAATGAAAGATTAGAGGGATTTACATTAAAGGCTAAATTTAATCTTTTAATAAGCCCTAGAGAATATAATTTTGAAACAGATAGGATTTTTATAGATATACAAGAAAATCATTGTATTGAATTTATTAAATTTATAATAAAAAACTATAAAAAAGAGTTAGAAAAGAAAATTCAGGATAGGTTTACAAGTGGATCAGGTTTTTGGTCACATTATAAAAATGGATTAGATTTATGGACTAAAGATTATTCAGAATGGGATCATAATCAAATTGGAACTTGTTTTAAATTATTTGATTTTGATGAATTACATTTTTATGAATCATTATCTGAAACAATAATTTTTAACTTAGGAAATACATTAGGACAAGAAGGTATAGATTTATTAGATAGAAAACAGAAAGAAAAAGATAGAAAAGAATTAATGGATAAACAACAACTAAAACTGAATTTTAATTAATTATGAAACACATTATTGATATGAATTGCAGAATAAACCAGTTAACAGAAGAACATCAAGTAACTATTATACGCTTGATAAATCATTTAGCTGCACATAGATATGAATATCAGGTTCATGCTATAAATCGAATTGAAAAGATACAAAAAGAAAATCCATATTGTGATGATATAGAGGGTTTTGAAAAAACTAAAAATGGATTTTGAGGAAATAGAAGAATGAAAATATATCATAAAATAAATAGCAACAGAACTTCATTAGGTTTTTTTGTTGAATTAACAGAAAAAGAAAAAAAATTTTTAAATTATAAATTTGAGACTAGAAATTTATATGTAAAAGAGATTAGTGAATTAATGAATATACATAGAAATAGTGTGTATTTATATTTTGAACAGAATGATATTTCTTTATATAGATTTTTACAGATACAAGAGATATTAGATTTTCAAATAGTGAGTAAGAAAGATATAGATAATTTTATGAATAAATTTTACCAGGAAACAATAAAAGAGGTAAAAAGATAATGAACAAGAAAGAATTTAGAGAAGATGCTTTTGAAACAATTAGGGAATTAATTAATGATGAATTACCTAAAAGTGAAATAATAAAACATCTTGAAAATACATTTACTGAAGTACATTCAAAGACTTTATATAAATGGGTGAAAATGGTAGAGAATGAACCTGAGATATTAAATGAAACGGATGCAAGATATTTAAAAATACAACAAGAGAATGAAGATAAAATATTATTCAAGAAACGATTATATCAGGATGCGAAAAAAGATTATGAAGAAGCGAGAAAAGAGAATACAGATAAGAAATTAATAATGCAATTACGTCAGGAATGTCGATCCTGGCTTAAGTAAAACAAATCAAATGCGAAATTCTCTAGCGAAAATCTTATGACAAAAACATTTACATCATTAATTGTTGTAGAGTTTGCTATCAACAACTATGAAGCTGAATCAAAAGAAGAATATATTGATATTCTTAAAACACAATACCTTGAAGAACATAATATTCAATTACAAGATGGTGAGATTACTGAAATAGAGGTGATAGAAAATGATTGATAATCCTACACCTGCACAACGTATGGAAGAAATGGATCAGCAATATATGGCTGAACAATTTTATGAACACTGCACCGATAGAGCTAATGAAATAGCTAAAGATTATAATTTGTTACCAGAATTTTATGAAGATTTTGCAGAATATTTTGCTGATGTTTGTAGAGAATCTGATGATGGATATAGTCTTACTTACTCAAAAGATTTAATAGATGATTGGTGGAAGGAAAATTCATATATTTATGACACTTTTAAAACACCTTACATGGAGATTAAAAAATGAAAACAGACAATTTTGTAAAACTCAACAAATGGTTAGAGACTTGCCCTTTTGGAGATTACACCACCCAAAAACTTGATTACAACCCAAAAACTAAGTATTGGCAATTTTGTTTTAAAGTTCCTAATATTTCAAAACAAATTAAAGATCATTACACTGATTCATTAAAGGAGTTTTACACAAAATGAAATTAGAACAAATTTATGAAACTCTTAAAGATTTTGCAGAGAAAGAAGAAGAGATTCAATGCAAATGGCCTTGTAATTCTGATTACAATGTTCCCACTTGGGATAATATATATGATGCTCTTGAAGCTATAGAATCAATAATAGAATTTGATCCTACACCTCAATATTTATATGATGATACGTGTGGAGAACCACCTATATCAGCAGAAGAAAGAAGTAGAGAAGCATTTGAACAGAAATTAATTGATAAGGGTTAAAATTATTTTTCTTTGAATTTTTTTAAGAAATCTGACATAGCTTCTCTGATTAAGAAACCAACAGATAATCCTGGTTGTTTTAACTCTACAAATTTAGCATAATCATCTTCATCAACAGATATGCTTATACGCTTTAGGTTCTTGGTCATAATGAATGGCGAATATATATTAATATACTAGCAGACCGATATAAAAATAACCTATGAATGGCGGAAAAATATGACTTAAGAAAAAGAAAAGAAGCAAAAGAAAAAGAATATATAAAGAGTTTATATAAATTTATTAATAATAATAATATATATATTAAATACTTAATCTATTAATAGATTAAAGTTATCTATTAATAGATAATAATAATATATATATACTTATATAGGATATAGAGAAGATTTATTGTTGACATATTATTAAATATCATCTAATGTCAGTAAAGATCATTAATACTATATGAATGGCAAAACCAAGAAAGACATAAAAGTCTCTGTCTTCCTTGATGAAGAGATGGCAGTCTTTATTGACAATACAAAAACTTATGGGATGAACAGATCCGACTATATGCGTAGTCTTGTCTGGGAAAAGATGAAACGTAAAAGGCCGAAACCTTCTCAACCTAGCAATGATCCTTTTGCCAACCCAACCATCAACGGAAGATTAATTCCTGATGACCTTAAGGATGTTTCTCAGTTAATCCTTGAATGGTGGCCTATCAGACACAAAAAAAAGGCTACCTGCTCTACAAAGGTCGCAGAGAGGATCTTTGACAAGTTACGAACATTCACACCTAAAGAGAGAAAGACAGCCCTTGAAGGAGCAATAGCGGGTGGCTGGATGAATATTTATGAAAGGAAACAATCCAAGATTGCAGAAGAGCCAAAAAACAATCATCCTTCACATAGGGTATATACCGCTAAAGATGGGTTTATTAACTGATGGAACGAATATTTAACACACTCTCTGTCATCAAACTTCTCAAAGATGGTCTTAAAAAACCTAATCCTGCCAATCCTAAAAAGAAAATGTGGACACTAAAACAGCTAGACGAACCTTCACCTGGATGGAAAGATGTTGTCACTGAATGTGAAGGTAATCCTTTGTTCAAGAAAGGTTATCAAGGTGTTAAATTTACTAACCTTGCAAGGACAACCATACAAGAACCGAAGAAAATAGAGGAAAAGGTTGAACTCACTGATCCGAAAGACTTTCAAAAATACGATTTCTAATGAAAACTATTGAACTACTAAAACCATTACCCATCCGTAGAGATGAACAAAGACATCAATACGTCAATATTGAAACTGGACAATGGTTCAGTTATTCAACTACTGGTGTCTGTAATGAACTGACAGAGGAAGCCAAACAGAATATTGAATTTACAAGAGCAGATTGGCAACCAAGAGGTGAAAAGGTACATGAATGTCTTGCAGAGAAAATGCTAGGTAATCAAGATATTGATTTTGATAAATATGGTGAATGGGTTGAACCTTTGCTTCAGCATGATCTGTTCACACATTTTGAACCTATGGCAGTGGAACATATGATGGCTATACCTGATAAATCTGTAGGTGGTCAGCTTGATCTACTTGGTCGAGATACTAAAACTGGACAGGTGAGACTGATTGATCTCAAAACAAAAACTAAATGTGATTATTTCATGCGAAAAAGAAAGAAAGATGGGTTGTTATATATCAAAGATTTGGATAGGTATTGGCAAGAACCATACTCAACTGATAAACAGCTTGGTTGTTATGTTGAGATGTTAAAGCTGAATTATGATATTACACCTGATGTCTGTAATACGATCTGGGCATTTGAAGGTAGATGTATCTTGAATAACGATCAACCAGTTGAA